AAAATACGAAACTAATGTTAAAGATAAATTGCTATTAGTAGAAGCGTGGGCTAGAAATGGGCTCACTGATGAACAAATAGCAAAGAATTTAGGTATTCATATGTCAACATTATATGATTATAAAAAGAAGTATAACGAGTTTTCCGAGGCCCTAAAAAGAGGAAAAGAAGTTATAGACATAGAAGTGGAAAATGCTTTACTTAAAAGAGCTCTAGGTTATAAGTATGATGAAGTAACTAAAGAGCTTGATGAAACAACAGGAAGGTTGCAAATATCTAAGATAGTAACAAAAGAAGTTATACCAGATACTACAGCTCAAATATTTTGGTTAAAGAATAGAAAGCCTGGAGAGTGGAGAGATAGAAAAGAAATAGATCACAGTGGAAATATAAATAATCCATATGAAGAACTTACAAAGGAAGAGTTATTAAAGATAGCTAGTGTTGATGATGGATAAGAAGTTAATACAGTTAGGGGCTAGGATAGAACTTGCAAGACGTGAGTTCTTTTTTTATTGCAATTTAAAGTCAGGTGACTTTTATAAGACCAATAGAGAATACTTAATTGAGTTATGCAATGACCTTCAAGAATTTTATGAAGGTGATGATGAAGTACTAGTAATCAATGAACCTCCTCGTCATGGTAAGAGTAGAACAGCAGGTTTATTTGTTGAATGGGTACTTGGTAAAAATCAAAATGAAAAGATAATGACAGGATCATATAATGAAACCCTATCAACTATGTTTTCTAAGAATGTAAGGAACTCTATCCAGGAGGAGAAAGCAGATAAGTACAAAACAGTATTTAGTGATGTATTTCCAGGAGTAGCAATTAAACGTGGTGATGGAGCTATGAACCTTTGGAGCCTTGAAGGTGGTTATAATAACTACCTAGCCACTTCTCCAACAGGAACAGCTACAGGATTTGGTGCTTCATTGCTAATTATAGATGACTTAATAAAAAGTTCGTTAGAGGCTAACAATGCAGCAGTATTAGACAAACATTGGGAATGGTTTACGAATACTATGTTATCAAGACTTGAAGAGGGTGGAAAGATAATTGTAATTATGACTAGATGGCATAGTGAGGACTTAGCTGGAAAAGTCCTTGATTGGTGTAAAGAAAAGGGTAAGAGATATAAGCATATCTCAATGAAAGCTATAGTTAATAAGGACAAGAAAGAAATGTTATGTCCTGAAGTATTAAGCTATGAGAGTGCTATGGATAAAAAGTCAGTAATGGGTGCTGATATATTTAGTGCTAACTACCAACAGGAACCTATAGATTTAAAAGGAAAACTATATAGCAGCTTTAAGACTTATGATAAGTTACCAGTTGATGATAAAGAAAATAGCTTATTTACTGGAATACATTCATATGGTGATACAGCGGATGAAGGAGCAGACTACTTATGTAATATCATTTATGGGGTGTATAACAAAGAGGCTTATGTGTTAGATGTAATATATACTCAGGAGCCTATGGAGATTACAGAGGAATTAGTAGCCAAGGCTTTATATGAGTATGAAGTTAATAGAGCTCTGATAGAATCTAATAATGGTGGTAAAGGGTTTGCTAGAAGTGTAGAAAGAATACTTAAGGAAAAATATAAATCTAATAAGACCAGGATTAAATGGTTCCATCAAAGTCAGAATAAAGTTGCTAGAATACTTTCTAACTCTACCTGGATTATGGATCATATATACTATCCAAGGAATTGGAAAGATAAATGGCCTGAATATTATGATGCAATGAATAAGTATCAAAGAGAAGGTAAAAACAAACATGATGATGGACCGGATGCAACTACAGGAATAGCTGAGAATATAGGAAAGAAAGGACTAAGAACATTCTAGTCCTTATTTTTATAGCTAAAGTGAGGTGAGATAGTGGGTATTAAGGATATATGGAATAAGATTAAGAAAGGAGTGAAAGCTGGAGTTATGGCAGTACAAGAAAATAGCTTAACCGATAATAAAGTTGTACTAATGATAAATGACTTTAATAATTCTAATAAAAGAAATTGGATGACTACAGGACAGAAGTATTATGAAGTAGAAAATGACATTCTGAAAAGAAGGATAACTAGAACTGTTAAAGGTTCAGAAGTTGAAGAAACATATAAGGCTAATAATAAATTAGCACATAGTAAATATAAGAATATGGTTGATGAAAAGGTTGCTTATCTATTATCAAGAGATTATTCACTACAATGTGATGATACGAGTTATGTAGAGAAGGTTAAAGATATACTAGGAAAACACTTTCAATATCAACTTAGCGGCTTAGGATATGAAGCAAGTAACAAAGGTATAGCATGGCTCCAGGCATACATAGACGAAGAAGGAAACTTTAAGACTATGATAATACCTAGTGAACAGTGTATTCCTATATGGAGAGATAACAGCCATACAGAACTAGAAAGCATGATAAGAGTATATGAAACTGTCATATGGGAATATGATAAGAAAAAGACTATAACCAATGTTGAGGTATGGAGCAGGGATGGAGTTTCTTATTATAGATTAGATGGTAAGTTATTAATAGCCGATTATGATAGGAACAATGACAACAATGGTCCAGTGGCACACTATAAGAAAGGTGATGAATGGTTAGCTTGGGGTAAGGTTCCTTTCATAGCTTTTAAGAATAATAGAATAGAACTTCCAGATATTAAGTTTGTTAAGAGTTTATTAGATGCATATGACTTATCCAGGAGTGAAGCAGCCAACTATGTAGAGGAAGTTAAAAACCTAATATTTATTTTAAAAGGATATGGTGGAGAAGATATTACTGAGTTTATGAGAGTATTAAATGAGGATAGAGCTATTCCAATAGATGATCCTGAGGATGGTGGAGTAGATACATTAACTCCTCAGATGGATATAACAGCATTAAGGGAACACTACGAACAACTAAAGAGAGACTTAATAGAGGATGGACAAAGTATAAATAAGGACCTTGATAAGTTTGGTTCAGCACCTTCAGGAGTTGCACTTAAGTTTATGTATGCAGGGTTAGACTTAAAAGCTAATGCATTAGAAACAGAGTTTAAGATGTCATTTGAAAATTTATTATACTTTATAAATATATATCTAAGTGAGAATAATCTAGGTTCATATAAGAATATTGACCTAGATATTTTATTTAATAGAGATATGGAGATTAACGAAAGTGAAGTAATTGAAAATTGTCAAAAGTCTAAAGGAATTGTAAGTGATAAACTTTTAATAACTAATCATCCATGGGTTAAAGATGTTGAGCTAGAAGAAAAGGCAGTAGAAAAACAGAAACAAGAAAACCTACCATTCCAGGATAAGATACCTATAGGTGGAACTGATAAAGAATAGTTTTTAAATAATCCTCAATATAGTATAATTGGTATATACTAGGGAGGGGAATTATGAATGGAATAATGGATATTATAAAAAGCTATGAGGGAATCATAGGGGCATTATTAGGGGTAATTGTAACAACTATATTAAATGAGTACATTAAATCTAAAGGAAGATTAAATTTTTATTCCCGTAATTATGAAAATAGATTTATGAAAACTGGTGATTATGGGCATTATACTGAAACGGATGATATAGATAATTCAGAAAGATTTGAATATGAATTTGAAATGCAATTATATAATTCAGCAGATATTAATAAGATTATTAGACAAATAGAAATTGAGTTTATTTGTAAAAATGGAATAATAACTACTAAAGCATATGATGAAAGCACTAGAAGATTAGCATCTAGTGCAATAATTAAAGATGAACTTAAAGTTATTAATATTAAACCTAAAGAGATTATTGTTCTTACAATCTCAGGATATGTAGATGGAAAGTATGAAGGAGAGTTGTTACCCAAAGAGATAAAAAAAGTTAATTTAAAAGCAAAGGATTATAGAGATAAACCTATAAAAAAATTAATAAAAGATTTTTCAAGGACTTCTTAGGAGGTCTTTTTTTATTGGAGGTGAAATTTATGAAGCTAGTCTTAGCTATTACAATAATAGGAGGCATTTATCTTCTTATAAGCTCTATATTAGAAAAATATAAGATTAAAAAAGTTTTTGAACAATATAACAATAAAAAATTAAGGTACAGAGATATAAAGTAGGTGGTGGAACTAATGAAGAGTAGTGAGTACTGGGAGAAGAGAATAGCTAATAGTACATGGCAAACTTATAATAATTTAGAAGAAAAGAATAGAGTTTTATTAGAAATGTACCAGGATGCAAGTAGAGCTATTAGTGATGAACTTTATCGATTAGCTGAAAAAATGCAAACAGCAACGCCTACAAGAAGTGATATGCATAAACACAATAGACTTACTAATCTTCAAAAGAATATGGAAGATATAATAAGAGAGCTTGGTGAGAATGTTGAAAGCTTTGGTAAAGATAATATGAAGGAAGGGTTTAAAGAAACTTATTCTAATGTTATGACAAATCTTGGTATAACAGAGTTTGATATGGTACCTGAAAAGGTCATGGAGGAAATGCTTAGGAAACCATGGATGGGGAGAAACTTCTCAACAAGTTTATGGAAAAATACTCAAGTTTTAGCAAGTAATCTTAATGAAATACTTGTTAATGGTATTACTCAAGGAAAGACTGTTACTGAAATGGCTATACAGCTTAATAATAGAATGAA